ATCCATTTCTTTTTTAAAATTCGCAGGAAAACCTTTCACAAATGATTGCTTATGTAAATCATAATGTTTAAACTCAATAATTCCCGCTATAAAATTTGAAGTTGCGACAACATTAGTAAAATCAAAAACATAACCTCTCCTCCATAAGGCTTGTATATCATCAATACAATCTTGCTTTGTTAAAGCTAAATTGAGATTCTGGAATCTATTAGTTGTCACAAAGATCTTATTACTATTAAAAAATTTTGTGTCCTTATTTTGAGCTTCAGCGCAATCTAATGGCATTTTCACAGATGAAACCATATTCATCAGTGGACGCCATTGAGACACACCATTCTGCCCTACATCATCCATATAAAATATGGGTTCGTTGTTATAATTGTCATAAAAGTCTTTTCCATCCATAACTGCTTTTACGCAATGAGCATAGAAAGGTTCTCCCAACGCTTCTATAACAGCATTCATAACAACTGATTTTTTCTTTCCAGGTGGGCCTTCAAAGACAAAACAAGTAGGTTCCACCCTACCAGGGTTTTCATATGCCTCAATTATCTTTATATGCCTTTGCCACCTAGTTAGAATTTGTAATAAAGCTGAGGATCTCCTAGTCCACTCTTTCAAAGAATGAGAGGACTCTACCTTAACATTTAATTTCTTGCTTTTCTCTCTAAACCCTAAATCCAAAAACACTTTACAGTCTTTGGCTGCTATCATTACCTGCTCTAAATCCCTTATCAATAAATGATCTGATGAACTTTTAAATAAAAGCATCAGATTATCTAAATAATCTCTCAAAAAAGAGGGTAGAGGTATTTTCTGAAGTAACCAGTCGATAGCATCCAAAATCGCTAAAATAAAGTCATGAAAATACGAAATATCGTCAAGAATTTTAACTGACGACAAATATTGTGACTTCTTTATAATAGCAAAAAGCTTATCTGGTATAAAATTAGCGCACGCCATAGAAACTATTGATTCTAATCCTTGCGCCTCAAATCTACTAAAAGAAGAATATATTAAATATAAATCGATAACCATACTAACTACATTCATAGGGCAAAATTCCTTTTGCTTAAATAAGTCTGCTACTTTTATAAAAATAGAAGCAATCGAAAGTATATCCTTCTTAGAGATAGATTTGGAAAAATTTAACATAGACATTAACATACACCCTAATGTTCCCAAGTCGCTAAATACTTGTGAAATGTTACTAATTAAACCTTGAGGTTCAATAGTATCAAGAAATTGTTTTGTTTTAACTCTAGATTTACACCCAACAACGCGGAATTTTCTTCCACGAGATGTTATAACTGGGTATTCT